GTTAACTAAATCATTTTTCTCTTTATCATAGTCAGCTATTTTAATAACTTGACCTTTTAGATGATTACATCTAGAACCACAGTTTAATTGCTCAGAACTTTTAAATGTAATTTCTAAACTATCATCAGATCCTCTGTACATATAACCAATAGCATCTGCATCTGCACAAACTATTTGTTTAAGCTTACCTGTAAGATCTAAATCTTTAGCAGATACTTCTTTACCAGCTTTATCAATTACAGAATCTTTAAGGTGTCCTATTAAGATAATATGATCTGCTAATTTATGTATTTTAGTCATCCATATATCCCAAGCTTGACGAAGCCAGAAGTACCCTGCGCCTTTTGGTAGTTCTAATACATTAACTCCGTCAAAGGTTTTACCCATAGGAGATTGTTTATACATAGCTGTAGCATAAGGTATACATAAATCCTCTAATGCTGATAATGTATCAATAGCTACATATTTATAAGGCTTACCTGCTTTAACAATAGCTGCTCCAATTTGTTGTAATTCATCAAGTGAATTAACTTCCATTTTAAGAGCATCTACATATTTAGAACCACCTTCTAAGTCAAGTATTAAACAGTTATCTAATTTAGATAATAATGTTGTTTTACCAGCTTTAGGGTGACTATAAATTATTAAAGTACTAGGATTTTGTGTAACACTCTCAACTACCTTTGTAGGTAGTTTAATTTCTCTTACTTCACTCATTATATTTATTTTTATCTGTTAATTCAAGTAGAAATGCTGTATTAACTAATACATGCTTAAGGTGATTTAATCCTGACTCTGGGTCATTAATTTCACCCTTTCTCCAAGCTATAAGATGTCTGTAAAGAGCTGCATAATAACGCTCAGGATCAATCCCTTGCCAATTATTATCCCCATACTTAACTGCACCCATAGTTAACCCTTCAGCTAATGCCTCTATAGCACTAGTTGGTACTAAATCATAGCGTAATTTTCCAGAGTCATACTTTTTAGCCCCTTCTGTCATAATGTATACTGTTTATATTTATCAGGTGTCATCTCACTTAATATAGGTAATTCTTCAAATCTACCTGCTGTTGGTTGAAAATATAAACCTATAGCTACATCATCTGCACCAAGTCTATTTTTAATAACCTTAAGCATTCTAAATGATTTACCTAAGTTATTAGATGTACCTGACTTCTTAATATTATAACCTAAACATTCTTCCATGCCCATCTTATAAGGGTTCATAAGACCAATTGCAATATCACAGTCTTGATACATGTTAGTAGAATCTTTAAAATCTGATTGTTGTGGAGATAAATCTACACCTTTAAACTTCTGACGTTCTACACTACTAAGAGAACTATTAAATTGCTGTAAAGCAAGTATAGTATAACCAAATAAATTCCTAAGCCTTACAAAATACTCACTCATTTTATCTAAGTTTTCTTTAAGTGTAAAACCTCTTTCAAACTGTAATAATGCAATATGGTCAACCACAATTACATTATATTCATTTGGATTATTAGGTATATATCTATCAATTCTCTTTTTAGCATGACCATCATTATCTACATAGTCAGATTTTTCAAATGTACCTTTAGCATCCATAGCTGTCCAAGCATGCTTATATGCTCCAGTAGGATTAGTTGTCTCGAAGATCCAAGTAATTCTACCCCATATATCTTCTAATTCAGGCATAACATCTTCTACAAGTATTAACTGATCAGCATCCAATCTATTATCTCCATAACCTTTAATTACTTCAGGAGGGACAATAATATTATATTTCTGATATATCAATACAGATAGCCAATTAGCTTTCTTAGAAAACTCATCAATCTCTAAAGAATAATAAGTTATATAGATAGGAATATTCTTACTATCAGCGTCTTTAATGCCTTCTAACAGCATATAATCAACTAATGTAGTCTTACCACTACCTGAAGCTCCACCAACCAGTGTATAGCAGCTTCTTTGTATACCAAAGATATACTTATTAATTCTATTTAAACCATTAGATAAACCACTGTATTTACCCTCCAACCCATCGCTAATCCGTTCTTTAAATGTCATACAGAATCTATAAATTGTTCATCTTCTAAATTTGGAAATATTTCATCAATAGGTTTACCATCAGTTACCCTATTTTCCATATCCTCGCAGTAAGCTTCAAGAACAGAGTTTCCATCTTTACTGATAAAATAATCAGCACATATTAGAAACTTAAAACCGTCTTTCTTTCTTTCTGCTAGATATGCTTTTGTAGCATATTCTATTGCTGATTTAGAGTATTTTGTTCTATTTATAAAGGCCTTCATCTTTATAATACAACCAGATTTAGTACCTCTTACAGGTCTACCTCCACTCTTAACTCCTTCAGGAAATAAACTACGCCATTCATTAATCCAATCATCTACATCTATACTATGTTTAACATCTTTAAAAATAGCTTTAGCTTTAGGTCTAAGATTAATCAAATCACCGTTATTAAGCCACTTAATATAGCCTAAAGACTCTAATAGATCATAATTAGTCTGTGACTCTATAATATCGGGTATAGGTGTAATACCTTGTACCCTATAATATAGATAAATAAAAGATGTAGGATCTAGATTAAGTTTCTCTAATTGATTAACATCAATTGTTTGTTTAACACTCATAATTAAATTCTATTTTTCTTGATTCTAACTCAAAATCAACATCAACTAAATCATCTGAATAGAAGTCTTCTAAGTCTTCTTCTAGACAAATTACTTTAAACTCTTTAGATATTACTTGTGCTATTCTGCGTAAGGATTGATTCTCAAAATCATTATACACAAAATTACATAATTCTATCATTAATTTCAAATCTTCTCTTGTTAATTTTTCAATTTTTGTTGATACTGACATAAATTTAAATTTAAATTAATAATTGAGTTAGTTTGATTACCAGAGTACGCATAATTAAAATAAAGAACGTCTCTTATACTCTGGTAATCTAATGTTATTCATATGATTCTATACTTGGTTTATCACCAAATACAGTTTTTAACTCTTCTCTTAATAAGTGTACTGTAAACAAGAAGAGTAAAAATGCTGTAAGTCCTATTAATCCACCCATTATATTTAAAACTATATAATCAGATGTTAATAGAAATCTTATAGCTACAAACGCAGTAAACAAGACCATTAACAGTCCTGAAAATTTTAAAAATAATTTCATGGTTTTTAATTTAGAATAAACTTAATTGAGATTTATCAAAATTATGTATTAAGTTGTTAGCTTCATGTACATAATAATCATAATCTATTTTATAATCTTCTGATTTGAAATAATCATTAAACAATGTTACTGTAAATCCAGCAACAAGATTATTTAACTGATCACCTTTCTTCTTATATAAAACATCTCCTCTTTTAGATACATAATATCTATTAGTTTTTTGCATAACCTCTATACAATGTTTAGAATCTTCAATGTAATGTCTTTCAACTATATATTGACCTCCAACCTTTTGAGATTTACAAAAGTCATAAATATCATCATGATTCTCTATAAACTCTCTAACAGGAGTACCTGATATAAAATGAGCCTTAACAGCTTTAGCTACAACAGGCATATTAAAACCTTTATCTAACTGAATATCTGTTACAAAACTACCTTTCTCTTTAACTTCACCATTAGGTTTAGTTATAAGATAATTATTAACGTCTCTAATAATACATTTAGAATATTCTGTATATTCTAGATCAATATTAACAAACTTTACAAAATCATTACAAACTTTATAAAACTCATCTTGTAAATCAATTGGCACTTTAAATGTAGCTCCATCTGTATTTGAATAGAAACATTCAATACCCATATTAGACAACTGTTCAATTAACATTAATAATATTAACTGACCATTAACTGTTACAGCATACATAGACTTAGGAGAATACATATAACCTTTCTCAAAACCAAGCTTACCATAGCAAGAATTAATTACAATCTTTAAAGCATCTGCTTCAACTTTGTCTTTATTCTTCTTAGCTGCTAATCTTTGACTCGTTATAGTCTTAAGTATATCTATAAATATAGAGCCTAATTGAGGAGGATATATACCTAAATTAATCATTAAACTTGGGTAGAATGATCCAAAGTCTACATCTATTAACTTAATATTATCTGTAGATTGATATATATCGGGCTTATTATTAGAGTGTAATCCCCCTTTAGCTATATCATGTTTACAAGAATCAATAATAACGCTAATGTTAAAATTCATATCACCTGATAATATATCAATAGTAGTATTCTTGATTTTATCTAATACAGCTTGCATAGAAGGCGTAGAATAGCTTATTTTATTCCAAACAATGTCTGAGAACTTAATAACTGTTTCAGTGTCTCTAAGGTCTTTAAAATCATTAAATGTTAAATTAGAGGCATCTGCATACATTTTAGTCATTAAAATATCAGCCATTTTACTTCTAGAAGCATTCATAAGATCTACATCATACTTTTTACCTACAGATTGTCTTAATTGTACTTCTTCTAGAGATACTTCAAATAATCTTTCAGTTATTAATACATCGTTTAAGTTGTATTCAAGTATATTGTAAATTTCATTACTACTTACTCTAGCATCATATGCTTTAGGTAAATCTTGTATCTTATGCCATTTTAAATTAACAGAACACTGTTTCAAACCAACCATAAGCTTATCAAACCTATGTATCATCATCAAATCTAATGATTTATAAGGCTTTTTATAACTGTATAATTCCTTTATCTCTTTATTTAAGAAGAATGACTCTCTATTTGAGATTATAAGTTTAGATAAGTTGAATAAATCCTCACATGTAACATCAGAAGTTAATATCTTATTTAATAATAAGTTATCATATTTATCATTATTATAACCTATTAGGTATATATCAGATCTTATAAACTTCTTTAAGAAGTGTAAATCTGTAACTCTATCATCATGTATATAGAATACTTCTATCTCTTTAGTATCAACATCTTTAAAAGTAGCACTAAAAAAGTTAGGAAATACCTCTAAGTCGTATATA